ATCGTAATTGGTCGCATTCTGCCCGCAAAGTTGCGGGTCAATAACGGAGGTTATCATGGGTAAGGAAAAGCTGGTTTGTCGTGATGGTCGTACTCGTCAGAGTGACGCTGCTGGTGTTGATGTGAATCGTATTATGGCTCGTTATGCTCGTACTGGTGAACTGCCGATTGAAAAAGCTGGTGGCGTGTTCATGGATTGTACGAAAGTGCCGGATTTTGCGGAAGCAAATAATCTGCTTATCCGTGCTCAAGAGTCTTTCATGGGTCTGCCCGCTAAGCTGCGGGCTCGGTTTGATAATGATCCCCTGAAAATGGTCGCATTCTGCGCTGATAAGGGTAACCGTAAGGAAATGGAGGAATTGGGCCTTGTAAGGGCTCCCAAGCCTCCTGAACAGCCTACTGTGGAGCCTTCTTCTACTGAGGCGAAAGCGAAGGTATCATAAACCATGTTTGCGTATGTTTGGAAACTTGTAAAAATAGTAGCAAAATCAAAGGTTTTATTGGATATCATCCACGACTTAATAGAAAGTCGTAGGAAGGTCTCCTAAAGGGCTGTTTGTGGGAACCGCTCCCCGAGATTCGACTCGGGGGGCGGAAAGCCCCGAAGGGGCTGCCGTGAGGGATAGCACAGTGATCTCCTTGATTACACTGTGCGGACTGACACCGGAGGTGTTCATGTCTCGTTCTTTATGTCCTCGTTGTTCTGTGAAAAAGACTTGCAATTTCTCTGCGGTATCTGCTACAATGGTGATTGTTAGGTGTCCTTGGTTCGATAAGGAGGTGAAAAAACATGTCATTTCGGAAAAGGCTGTCAAAGGGTGCGAGTCGTCGCTCGTTTCGTCGGAGTAGTGGGACGCATCGCAAAAATATGCGTTCGCCTATTATGCGTGGTGGTATTCGGATGTAAGGAGGTATAGTATGCCGTGTTATCGTCCATTGCACGGCTACATTGCTCCCGGTAAAACAGCGTCGGGGAAGCGAAATATTGTTTTCTCCCCGGTGCAGGGGTTCAGTGACCGCCGTGTTGATGTTCCCTGTGGTAGTTGTGAAGGTTGCATGCTTGAGCGTTCTCGCCAATGGTCTGTGAGGATAATGCATGAAGCTGCTACTGTTCTCGATTCTTGTTTTGTTACACTCACCTATGATGACGCTCATCTTCCTGAGCATTCTTCTCTTGACCATCGTGATGTCCAGTTATTCTTTAAAAGTCTCCGCAAAAAAGGGTTCAACATACGTTATTTTATCGCCGGGGAGTATGGCGATGCTGGTTTTCGTCCACATTATCATGTCTGTCTGTTTGGTCTTGGCGAAACCATGCGTGACGACCGTGGTGTGGTATTGCTTACTTCCGATTTGCTCACTGATTTGTGGGGTCGTGGTATCGTTCATGTTGGTGCGCTTACGCCTGAGAGCGCAGCGTATGTGGCGCGGTATTGTTTCAAAAAATTGAGTGATGGAGGTGATCCTCGTGATAAATACAGTTTTTATGACGAAACTTCCGGCAAGTGGTTGTCAAGAAAGCCTGAATATTGTGCTATGTCCAGACGACCCGGTATCGGGTCAGCTTGGCTTGCCCGTTTCGGGCCTGAGGTTTACGCAGAGGGTTCGGTTATTGTCAAAGGAAAGGAGGTTAAGCCCCCTCGGTATTATGATGAACAGTTTAAAAAGGTCGATGAAGTGGCAGTTGATCGTGTTGCCAGAGCACGTGCTGCTCGTGCGTATGCGTTGCGTAAGGATAATACGCCGGATAGGTTGTTGGTTAAGCAGAAAGTCTTAAAAGGTCGCTTATCTCAATATAAGAGAGGATATGAAAATGTCTAATGTGATTCTGACGGTGTACGATACAAAAGGCGAGTTCCATCTGCGTCCGATGTTTTGTCGTTCTCGTGGTGATGCTGTGAGAGTGTTCACTGATGCTGCGAATGATAAGCAGACGAATATTGGCGCCCACCCTGAGGATTATGCAGCGTATATCGTCGGTACGTGGGATGAAGTGACAGGTGCGTTTGATATACACAAGCCTGAATGCCTCGGCAAGGCTGTGGAATACGTTAAAAAGGAGATAAGCCATGCGTAATGGTGGTCAGCATTATTTTAGTCAGATTCCTGATGTGAAGCTGCAGCGTTCAAAGTTTGACAGGTCTCGTACTCATAAAACCACGTTTAATAGTGGGTACTTGGTTCCTGTGTATTGTGATGAGGCTCTCCCTGGTGATACGTTCAATGCTCGCATGACGGCGTTCGCTCGTCTTGCTACGCCGTTGAAACCTATTATGGATAATCTGTATTTGGATATCCATTTCTTTGCTGTGCCGAATCGTCTGTTGTGGTCTCACTGGGCGAACTTTTGTGGTGAGCGTCAAGACCCTGATGTTTCTGTTGAGTATATCGTTCCATATTCTGATTCCCCTGCTGTGACTGGGTATACTGTTGGTTCGCTTCAGGATTATTTTGGATTGCCTACTGGTGTAGCTGGTTTTCGTCACAACGCTTTGCCCATACGTGGGTACAATATGATTTTTGATGCGTGGTATCGTGATCAAAACCTGATTGACCGTCCTGTGATGGATACTGATGATGGTCCTGATACTGTGACGGACTATGTTCTTCGTCGTCGTTGTAAAAGGCATGACTATTTTACCAGCTGTTTGCCGTGGGCTCAAAAAGGTGACCCTGTTTTGTTGCCTCTTGGTGACGATGCTCCTGTTACCCTTGATGCTGGGAATTATTATGCCGGCAAATGGGTGAAGGCTACTGATTATACTTCTTGGGGTTCCTCTGCTGATTTCAAGAATGTGATTGCGTATCAGGATCAGTTGAGTATTGCTGATAAGGGTGTCTCCACTTATGACCCTAATGGCTCGCTTGTTGCTGATTTGTCTGATGCTACTGCTGCCACGATTAATGAGTTGCGACAGGCGTTTCAGATTCAGCGTATGTTGGAGCGTGACGCTCGTGGTGGTACTCGTTTGACGGAGATTATCCGTAGTCATTTTGGTGTGGTTTCTCCTGACCAGCGTATGCAGCGTCCTGAATATCTCGGTGGTGGAACTATCACTATCAATGTTCATCCGATTGCGCAAACGTCTGCTACTGGCACGACTGGTACGGTTCAAGGTAACCTCGCTGCAATGGGTACTGCGTCGGGTTCTGTTGGATTTACAAAGTCTTTCGTCGAGCACTGCTATATTTACGGCATTGCATCGGTCAGGGCTGACACGAATTACCAACAGGGCTGCCATCGTATGTGGAATCGTGAAACCCGCTATGATTTCTTTTGGCCGTCTCTTGCCAATATTGGTGAACAGGCGGTACTTAATAAAGAGATTTATGTCAAGGGCGATTCTTCCGATGATGAGGTGTTCGGTTTTCAAGAGAGAAACGCCGAATATAGATATGGCAGCAATTTGGTCACGGGGCTTTTCAGGTCACAGGCTGCTAATTCTCTCGATGTGTGGCATCTTGCGCAAGAGTTTGGCGATACTCCTGAACTTGGTCAGACGTTTATTGAGGAAAACCCGCCTGTCTCTCGTGTAATTGCCACTCCGTCGGAGCCTGAGATTTTGTTTGATTCTCTCTTGAACTTGTCTTGTGTTCGCCCGATGCCTGTGTATGCCGTTCCTGGCATGATTGACCATTTCTAAAGGAGGTTGTCATGTGGGGTGAATTGGTGTCTATTGGTGCAAATCTTTTTGGTGGCAATTCTGCTGCGTATGCAGAGGAAAAGGCTGCCGATGAGACTCGTAAGGCGAATATGGAAGAAGCTGCAAAAAATCGTGAGTTTCAGCATGAGGAAACAAATGCTGCACGTAATTACAATACTGAAATGGTGAATCGTCAAATGGCATGGGAAGAAAAAATGTCCTCTACTGCTCGCCAGCGTGAAGTTGCTGATCTCAAAGCAGCTGGACTTAATCCCATACTTGCTGCTGGTGGTTCGGGTGCATCTTCTCCGTCTGTTGGTGTTGGTGCTCCTCCGTCTGCTCCTGCTGGTGCTCAGGCTCATGTACAAAAGTCTGAAGCTGCTGGGTATATCCAGCGTGCTGTTACACAGGCCGTATCTTCGGCGCTTGAGGTTGCTCGACTTGAGAGGGAGAATAAGGTTGCTGATTCTCAAATCTATGTGAACTCTACGGTTGCTGATAAGAATATGGCTGAAAAGCAAAAGACTGACGCTGAGCGTGTTGTTGCTTCTATTGAGGGTGAGCGTATGGCTGCTGAGTTGCCGTCTGCAAAAGCAAAGGCAAAGTATTCTGAAAAGCTAGCAGGTGTTAATGCTTATGCTGAGACTACAGGCAAGATTCTAGACCCTATTACCCGGGCTGCCGGGATGGTAGTGCCTTGGATTGCTGGAGGTCGGTTTGCTGAGAAGATTGCAAATAAGGTGTATCGTAATTGGTCGCATTCTGCCCGCAAAGTTGCGGGTCAATAACGGAGGTTATCATGGGTAAGGAAAAGCTGGTTTGTCGGGATGGTCGTACTCGTCAGAGTGACGCTGCTGGTGTTGATGTGAATCGTATTATGGCTCGTTATGCTCGTACTGGTGAACTGCCGATTGAAAAAGCT